TTCTTAATGTAAGCTTCCAGTGTCTCTTCAATAGCTTTCTTCAAAGTATTTAAAGCTGTAATTTCTGCATAAGTTTTTTCAATATCTTCTGTCCTTGCGTAGAGACTTAAGTCATAAGTCGTATCTCTTAAAGCCTCATCAGGTAATTGACTTAGGGGAACTTTTGCATTGCCGTCAAGACTTGCAATTCCATTGGAACTACCAATTGAGTTTTTAATAGAAGTATTGAACTTTAATATGTCTTCCAAAAAGTCTTTTAATAAAGCCTCCTGATCCTGCAAATAAATCTTATTTTCATTAAGTGAGCTATCCTTATCTAGCTTATTGTTCCAAGCTGCCTTCTCTCTTTCACTAACAAACCTTCTATTTTCATTAGTTTCAATAATATCAGCTGAGTGTTTGACGGGATGCTCATAAACAGTATCTTCATCATCAGCAAAAACAAGCTTGCCCTTATCATCAAGCTTTAGCACTTGACCAACTTTCCCACCATCTGGTCTCACAATCCTCTTAGAAATCTCCCTAAAAATTTCACTAATAGAATCCTTATTACTTTCCAGTGCTTGAGATACTTCCAAGAAAGTATTGTAAGCTTCAGGAGCACCTTCCAGAATATCCTCAACCATCTTAGCGAGTTCAGAAGGTGTCACCTTTAAAAGTTCATCAAGAGGAGTCCCATCTTCTGTGTAAATAGTTGAAGTCAACATCTTAGGCGATACCCTAGCAAATTTTTGCTGTGTTTCATCCCAGGATAAGAGCCACTTGTCCTTTAAAGTCCTACTCACAGGCAAGTCCCTTAAATTATCTGTCATACTTCATGTCCACCTCACTTCCATCTTCAATCTCCTTCATCATTCCCACATCATCTACAGTCCATACATCAGGCATAATTGCCCTTCTCTTGAGCCTCTTCCTAACTTCGCCAATTCCATAATAAGTAGATAAATTAAAGACCCTGTCCTCAGGCTTAACTGCCATAATAGTAATCTTCTTAGCCTTTTGCCCATATATTCCATAAAATATTTGCTGATCTCTAATAAACTTAATCCTTATAAACTGCGTCAAGTTAGCAGGAATAATTTTTCTAACTTTCTTTTGAAAATCGTCAATTTCTAAGTTCAATGATTCTTTTACATTTACCAGTATCTCAATTCCATATTTATCATAGTCTAGAGATAAAACATAATTTTCTTTACCTAAATATAAATCTAACCACTCTTCAAAAGTTCTGTGAGTCCAAATTCTAGCCATGTTCCATAGGGCATAAATCTTTTTTCTCTGTTCTTCCAGATCACCCTTTATATTTTCATCATCAATTAACTTTTTATAAGCACTTAGTCCAAGCTTCCCAGCTGATTCAATATATAAGTTTTCCATCAAAGAATTAAGTTTCGCCCAAAGATTAGAAAGTTCAATGTTTTCTCTAACTCTTATATTAGTAAATTCAGCACCTTTTCCAATAATATCCTGTGGCAGGTGCTTACCTATATCTACATCACGATTGATAGAAATCACATCTTCATGCTCATGGAGATTGACATTATTTACATCAACATTAAATTTCTTATCCATTTCTAACCTCTGTAACTATGACATCACCTAAAACAGGAAGTTCCTCTTCAGAAAGCTCAAGTATTTTTTTATCTGTATCCGTAAACTTAATTGTTTCATAATCAATAACATCAGCAATATTTAAAACTATGCTAGTTATCTTTGCCAATCTAATATCATTTTCAACATAAATATTAGAATCTACTTTCTCATAAGTTGCCCACTTTTTCCTTTGAGCCTTAAAATATTCCTCTACATCACTTTTAATTTCTCTTTTTATTTCTTCTAAATTTGAATCTCGAGATTTTAAAATTTCACATGTAATATTTATTTTCTTTGACTTAGCACCAACTACAGTTACATAGTGACCAATAGGAGCAACTCCCACTCCCTTTTGATGAAAAGGTATGGGATCTATTATTTCTTGAATTTTAGAAATAAGTTCAGATGTTGGCTCTTTAAATTCTGAATCAGTAATAATTAATTTTACTGTTCCACCACCATTCCAAACAGGAATAACTTTTACAAGACCAACACCATCAATAGCCTTTACCTTTTTCCTGTAATCATCAATATTGCCACCATAAGCAATGGACTTAATAGTTTCGAAATACCTTTCTCTAAAATCTTCAGTGTCCTCTTCATCTTCACCAAGTATTGCAAGCTTAAATATCTCAGCTAAATTAAGATTCCTTATAGTCCTTGTCGGTGTTAATTTACCACCCTCTATATTTCCAATAGATCCTTCCTCATTACAAATGAGTTCATAAAAAAACAGTTCCTTTTCTTCTTTTTGAAGTTTAGAAACTGTGTAATAAATATCATCTATAAAAAATCTATCGCCAATATTAAGTTTTGCATCAAACCTACCAATAATAACAGCTTTAGTAGCCTTGTAAGGTTCAAGCCCTCTTTCCTTTGCTCTTTCAATAAGCCAATACCTGTTAGCTGTGTCGCCAAAGGCATTTTTAAAGAGAAAGTCCAAGTAAGAATATAAAAGAGAAATTTCAATTGCCATTGGTGCAATAGCATCATAAATAACGGAGCCTTCCCTCTTGTCAAATTCATCTGGAATCCTATCTAAATTTCTTTCAAGGACATTTTCAAAAGTATTATCATCAAAGATAGGCTCATAAATTCCCCTAGCCAATTCTTATCACCTCTTCTATATCAATTGTTTTTTCGTCAAAAATAGTCTTAACCTTAAATTTCATTCCAAGATTATCTTCCTTACTCCATTCGCTTACATATGAAAAATCAAAAACATCTTCAATTCTGTCATCTAATACTAAGGCATCAGTAATTCTTCTAGTTAAAACTATATAAGCATATTCCTTCCTCTTTCCAAATAAATCTTCCTTTTTAACTCCAAAACTTGGGTAAATGGGATAAACTCCTCTTTCAGTATTAATACATTTATAAATCATTTGCTTTAAAGCTTCTATATCATCATAAATATAATTTTTGACCCTCTCTTCTTCTATCCACATCTTATGAGTAAAAGAAGGCTGCGGAATTATTTCAATTTCATCACCATACTCATATTCATTGTTAAACTCTGGTATCATTTAAACACCTCTAATCATTAATGTGATTTTTGTGCATCTCATCTTTAATTATCCCCTTGTATGACTCTACACTTCCATGAGTAACTACAACATCACCATGAGGGCAAGATCCATGTAGGGTGCATTTCATTTCACCCTTTATAAACTCGTGAGTCCCTTCAAAGTGATAAGGGATTCCATTGGATCCTTGTGGCTCTGATGCTTCATACAAATAAAAATAAGTCTGTCCCCCATCATTAGAAATGAGAACAAACTTCTTACCTAAATCTTTTTTAGTAAAGGGCCTATACTTAGGCACAACTAAAAACTCTTCTTTGATGTGTACTTCGTCAGTGTTTTCAAGAATAAAATCAAGAGGGTCAAGAGAAATTAGCTTGCAATAAACAATCTCAGAGTTCATTCTTCTCCCTAAATTCTGATTGACTATTTCATCAATAGCACCTCTTAAATCTAAAATCTCATCATTCATTACTTAGGAACTACACCTCCTTGATATCCCCAGCCTCTATAGTGTTTCCACCATCCACCGATTTTATGCTTCTTGACAGTAGTATCAGTTGCATCAATCATCATTCCATTACCAGCATAAATTCCCACATGACCAAATTGTGGAGAATATGGACTGTTAAAATATACTGCAGCACCAACAGGAATATTGTCCCTGCTTGAACTTACAATCCACTTATTACCGGCAGTCTTAGCACTTCCAGCACTTCCATGTATTCCAGCAGATTCATAGCAAACTCTAACAAAGCCTTGGCATCTTCCCTTATAAGCTCTTGTTCCTACCATGCTTTCAGCCTTATTTACTATTGTTTGCATCTTCCTATTGCTGGCCTTAGGTAAATCTCTTACTTGTAATTCAGTTGAACCATCAAGTTTATTAGATTTTCTTACAGCCTTTCCAATATCATTAGAATCACTTACATTAGATCCTTTATTTTGTTTTTCCTTATCATTAATAATGCCATCAACATCACCAATTTTTTGAATGTCCTTATTCATGACTTCCAAATCCATAAAGTGTGCATCATCAAAAAAAGTATGAGTGACCTTTTCAACAAGCATATAAGAATTAATATTAATGTCCCCAATTGCCATCATCTCAACAGGAATAACAGAACCTGCACGAACTCTAATATCACCTATAGCTTCTTTTATTGTAAGACTTCTGTACTTTCTATTTAAAACTTCCAAAATCTGTGATGCTTTATTTTCAATGTCTTCTGCATTGTTTGTTGTGAGAGTATATTCAAGCACTCCCCATTTAGCAATGTTTTTCTCATCTTGCTTTACAACTTTCTTAATAAGCCTACCGTCATCATCAGTTAAATAAACAACAACCCTATTATAGGTTCCATCATCAATGCTTGTTTCATAAGAAAAATCTACAATATTGTCATAGCTAATGGGACAATTTACAATCATCTTGTCAGCAGACTTTAAAGAAATTTTCCCGCAATCATCAAAAAGTGTATAGATCTTCCCAGTTTGAGATATGGTTATATCATTTGCAACCTTAACCATGTTTAAATACTCTTGATTTTTCTCAAGCCTTTTAGGAATTTTATATGATGTGTCTTCAATTTCTCCAACTTGTAAATTTCTATCACTACAAATTTGTTTTAATAGATCGCTCATAGACTTAGAAGAGTATTGATAGGTGTCTCTTGATTTCAAATACCTTATTTGGTCATAACAAACAGTAGAAATAACTTGTCTCTTATCTCTTGTCTTTTTAAAAACATATCCTTTAAAAACAGTTTTACCATCTATACTAAAACTAACAGGATTACCTTCCTGATAATCAATAATCTCATCTTTTACAACATCAAATTCTAAAATACCAGCCCTAAATCCTCTTTCCCACTTAATAGTGACCTTTCCTTTGATTACAGGCTGGTAAATTTTTCCATTATTTGCAATAAATACTTGATAAATCTTTTCTTTCTGCTTCATTTTTTAAACCTCTTTGCCATTTTATAAATAGTTTTAGAATTAAAAAATGTCTTTGCCACTACTGGGACAGTTAAGGGAGCTGTTGCAATAGCTGTTTTTACAACCTTATTGACTTGTCTTTTATCTGTGCTAGATCCAGTGTCTTTTAACTTAATAGTCTTTAAGGGTTGGTATTCCTTTAAAGTCAAATCAATTAATATATTAGTTCCAATCTTACTGTCTTCATCAATGCTATAATCTTCAAGAGTCATATACTTACAAATTGAATTTCTAAGATTAGGATCTGATGTAATTCTTAAGATAACAAACTCAAAGATTTTCTTTTCTTTCTTTAACTCCTCTAGCTTTTTTATAATCTCTTGTTGAGGAGTGTATAAATCTACGCCATCATGTTCTTCTGAAAAGGCATAGAAAGAAAAAGAATATTCTTGTAACTTACTCTTTCTTAAAACTGTATATGTTTCACCATTTACTAAATCATAAAAATCATTCTGTCCACTTATTTTATTCTTTATTTTTGAAGGAGTTATAGGAATTTCCATTCCGTCAATATACAGT